CTGCAAAAGCATACTTAGTAGAACTCACTACCTCACTAGCCAAAACTATCACGAACTCCCCACCTACTTCATAGTACTCATAGCACTTCAGGTAGAAGCCCTTGATCACATTGGTAGAACTTGATGAATTCGCAGTCTCATAGAATCCTTTGGAATAGGTGAAGTCTACAGAGACATACTTAGAGACATCAAATTCTACAGGATCTCCTGCATCAGCAGGGCTATCATAGTAGGCAGTAGTCACAAGTTCATTTGCTGCATTGTATACCTTCACCACATACTTGAATCCGATCTCTTCTGAGTTCGTGCTGCTTATGCTGTAGTTAATCCTGTTGAATGCAGGTAGGATATTTATGCTAGGTTGGGTGAGGGTGATCATTTGCTTATTTTTAAAATGAGTGAATCGCTTCCAATGGTTTGGATATCGACATTGAATTCAGGGGTAGCTTCATCAATTGATTTCTTGATAAATTGCCTTCCTTCAATACCATATTTTTTGATGTAGTAGGCTAGTCTTTTTGCACTAGTTGAGATCTGAGGAAGCACCTGTCTGCCTTCTATCAAGTTAGTAGCATCTATCTCCATGTTCTTTCTCTGCATCCATCCTTCTAATTGTTTTAAGGCTTCTAAAGGCATGAAATAATTCTGAAATTGATAGTACCTACCTTCATCATTTTTGTAGGTCTTCCGCTTATTTTGAACACCCCTCACACCCTTATCTATGTAGTCGGCATAGTCTACCCCTACTTTGATTTCAAGCCTGTATCCTGTCCTTGTTTCGCTTACTCCAATGACTGAAAAGGAAGAAGCTAATTTGCCCTGATCCGCAGGTGAGTATTTGGCTAGGTTATCTACTAGATTGATCCCTAGCTTCTCCATAGCGTTCTTGACATTTGCCACAAGTGTACCCTCTACCTTAGCTATGTATTCACTAGGCTTGAGTTTCCTTCCTCCTATCATTAGGTCTGCTACTTGAGTTTCTGTTGCAACTGCCATTTCTTGTACTGCGCTTCTTTATCCTTGTTATAATCCTTCAAATATGCTAGGGTGTTCAAGTACTCAATCACCCTGAGATCATAGGCTGCATTGACTGTGATGTTTTGGAAGTCTGCAACTTGCTTAGTGCTAAATACCCACCCCCACCTTGCCATAAATCCACTACCTTTTTCCCCATCTCCTGATTCTGCATTGAGTAGGTTATTGTACTGCTTATTAATTCGCTGAATAGTTGACAAAAAAAAAGCATACAGCTATATACTTCTAGAAAATTTGCCCCTAGCAAATCATCAGCCACCACATCATGAGGGACTACCCCATAGCCTTGATACTTATCACCTTGCATAGGAATGAAGAAGCAGGCAGCAATCTTATTGATCTGCATGATCTCCCCACTGAATGAAAGAATATCTATGTACTGCCCTGCCGTGATCTCGTGTAGTTCAAAGCAGAACTTGTATCTGTTATCACCTACCTGCAAATAGTCCACAGGCTTAGTCTCAGGGATATTGTCAAAGAAGGATAGCTTCTCAGCGTACTCATGCAAGAGATCTCTGTACTTGAAATCATCATAGAATTCTTCATCATTCCCCTCCACAATTGAAAGCATTTTTTGCTGCTTTTCAATGATGTTAAGATTTGAGTTTGTCTCGATATCGTACAGGCTGATGAACTGCCCGACAGTCAATTTATCCCACATAAAAAGAAATATATTTTTTTGCTTTGATGTATCTATCTGAAGGAGTACTTCCCTAGATGGCTTGATGTGATCTTATTCACCACCGAATACCTAAGTGCGTCTAGTGCGTGATTGAAATTATCCACGGGCTTATTTGTCATCTGCCCATTCTTATCTTCTATATATTTGTAGTTCCTGAGTTCTTTGATCAGGTTGTAGCTTCTTTCTGTTGCGTGTAGCTTGTATCTCCTGATGATGTCTATCCCTATGTTGATAGATCCTTTGATGGTAGGCTTCACATTCCACCCCATCCTGTAGATCTCTTCAATACTTTTAGGTTCTGCACTATCTGCGAATACTTCATTGCTCCTGTCAAGTCCAAGTACCTTCATCTCATTTGCTATGTCCTGATTGGTCATGCCTGTCCTGTACAGCAATTCATCCACATACATGGAATCATCTAAGATGTAGGTTCTCACTAGGCTAGTAGGATCTGAACTATAGCCAAAGTCAAGGCCATAGCTTACTAGCTTGGCTTCTTTTGGTATTTCTTTGGTAGTACTGAAAGTATACACCAAGGATCTGCTCTGCCCCCTTTCTCCTAGTCCGTAGACCCTCCAATAGTTCTCATCTATATCCTTGAGTCTTTCAATCTCTTGTTTGATCTCAGACCCTAGGAATGGGTTATCCTTGTAGGTAGTCTGATAGAATTCTACATCCTTTCTAGGTAGTACCTGATCATAGATCCAATGAAATTCTTCTGAAGGGTTGAAGTCAATGATCACCTTTTCATTCGTTCTGAATAGTAGCTGCTGCCAATCTTCAAAGTTCAATTCATTGGCTTCATTAGCGAATAGCAGATCCCTCTTTCTACCCCTGATCTTCTGAGGCATATCAAGGGATATGAATTCTATGGTGTTGCCATTTAGTCTATATTCTGATGCTGTCTTTGAGTGATCATCTTCTGAGTAGATCTCATGATCCTTCAGGATGGTAAGGAAGTCACGCATGACAGTACCCCTCAAAGCAGGGTAGGTCTTCCTACAGATCGTGATGACCTTATTCGTGTTCTTTTCGCAGTATGAAAAAATGATCCATAGAAGGATATTGTAGGTCTTCCCTGATCTAGTGCCACCTTGCTGAACTACTATCTTAGCTTTGCTAGTCTCAAGATGCCTGAATACTTTATTTGTTTTTATACTAGATACTTTCATCTAGAATAGTGACTTCAAAAAATTTCTTTCCATCTGCACCTGTGATCTCCTGCCTTTCAACATATCCCCTAGACTTACCCTGAGTTTTAAGAAAGAAGATAGTAGCAGTCATGTTACCCTCCTGCATCCCTTTATCAAGCATAGATTCCGCAAAGTCAAGCCTTCTATTTCTTCCTTCCTGTACAGCCTCTTCTAAGCCCTCCTGCTCAATCCATTTGTAAAGGGTAGCCCTTTCTACACCCAAAGACTTTGAGGCTGTAGAAAGATTGCCAAATGCCTTCACAATTGCTTTCTCTATCACGGATCTATCAGGCTTTTTCATATTGTTCAATTTTGTGCAATATTGAGCGCAAAGGTCAGTCCGACTGCCATCTCCTAGTTGGAATACTAGGTGGGTTACCTTACCCTATTTGCGCAGGTTGTTCTTTTTTTGGATATGGTCTATTAATAGATATACACAAAGGAATTAGAGTTTTATCTATTGGATAAATATATTTTCTTTTTCCAGGAAGTATTCTTTTTACACTCCCTTTCCCATGTCTTGAATGAACCCATTTTCCATTTATCAAATATTCAATTCCACTACTTTTTGATTCATCAATGAAGTACCAATTTGTTGCCTGATAAATAGTACCAAAATGATTTTGACCTTTATCACTATAAGATACCAAAACTTTCAATAAAGGACATGATTTTTTTACTAGTCTCATAGCAATACCCAATACCTTAGATGTCAATCCGTGTTTTGAATTTAATGCTACCCTTCTTAATTCTAATACTTGACCATTTTTCAAGTTGAATGAAGGAAGGATATTTGGAGTCGCAGGATATCCAAAAATAACAACCCCACAAAATTCAGAGTTATCATTGAAAACAGAATAAGAAATATTTGCACCACTAGGAATTCTTTTTGCATAATGAAAATTCATACACGCATATTTAACTGCTTTTTGTGATGCAATTTCTAATCTCATATTTCTCCTGCTGAAACGCTAAAATATGCTCCTTGATATTTTCTATCTAATAGTTCTTGAATATCAATTTCTGCCTTTTGTAATTGTTCAGGACTTTCAAAGGTGATTTTCATAGTAGCAGGTTTGTTCTTGTCTTCACCTATTAAATCTTCCATGTCAGGTTCGTGATCAAATATAGGTACATCAAGACCCCATTCTTCTATCTGATCTTGATCCCACTCATTTGCAATCATATCCCAATCCCATTCACCGAAGCCTACATTATCTTTAATGATAAACTGCTTCTGTTCTTCATCTGTTAGATCATCCGCAAAGATCACAGGTACTTCCTTGAGACCTGCTTCCTTACAGGCTTTCAATCTCATGTTTCCCCCTAGGACTATCATATCAGCATTAACTACCACAGGTCTGATCTCAAGCATTTTTGGAAACTCTTGAATAGACTTGACTAGCTTTCTGAACTTATCATCCTTGATAATCCTAGGGTTATTAGGATTGCTTTTGATCTCTGAAAGTTTGACTACTTTGATATCCATTAGTCTAGCTTTTCGTTTGCTACCTGCAAAGGTTCTACAGGTGTGATCTCCTTTTCTTCTAGCTTGTTAGGAATTCCTGCATCATCTAGCAACTTCTTAAACAAGTAAGCTAGATCAAAGATTCCCTGCTCTTCGTCTTCAAGGGTTACGCTGATCACTTTGTTTTCACTATTGAAATTCAATTGAAATTTTGACATGATTGGTTTTTTTTAGAATGGTAGATCGTATTCTTCAGCCTGATAATTTCCAGGAGTAGTAGGCATCTTGTTAACCTGTGGGGTATTATTTTCTTCCTTTTTATAATCGTTTAAGGTAATGGCTACATCCTTGCCGTACTCATTCGGCTTATCATAGATATTGATATTCAGGTTCACATACTTCTTCCCGTTGTAGGTGTAAGTGTGTGCCTCAGCATCAGATATACAGATAGCAGCCGTGATCCATGAATCACTTCTTTTCTTTCCGTTTCCTAATTTAGTTTTTGGTTTGTTGTCCATGTTTTATGTATTTGGTTTTCTTCTTCTCTTGATCGGCTTGTTTTCAATCACAGGTTCTTCTGTGTTGAAAGGCACTTCCGCTACTTCCTCTTGAGGCTGTTCTCTGTACCATGTAGTATTTTCTTCATTCACATACCACCCATACAGGTAGTTGACTAGTTCTGCCCTACAGCTACTGCACCAATGGGAGAAGTTATGCTTCTCATTGACATAGGTAGTATATAGGTGAATCAAATCAGTATAGACTTCCTTATCGTAGTTGCGAATGAAAGCGTGTTTTTTGTAGCATTCGTATAGTTCGAAATGCTTCTTGAATAGTTCTAAATCTTCAGGTGTCATATTTTTCTAGTTCTAGTTTTACTTCTTTCCAATAAATAAAATCATAATTTGAATCAATAATTTCAAGGATCTGATCTACAGCTATCAATGAACATCTTGTTGCAGAATGAAAATCCCTTACATCATTGTATCCATCTTGAGATTCACTTGACTTAAATTTAAGTATTAAATCTTCAGCCTGTTCCTTTGCTGTCATAGTTCAAATTTATTAGTGAAATGATCCTCCACATACAGATAGATGAAGGGTACTATACTACTGATAAATATCGCAGATAGTAGATCCGTTTTTAAGATTAGAAAAAACAGGCTGATCCAAAAGGACATACAGAAGGAACAGCTAAAAGGCTTGACTAAATTCCTGCCCGTGACTTTCTTAAAAAATTTAGGAAAGTTCAAAATGTAGAAGTAGATCAAGGTGATCCCTATTGATCCTAATATACTAGCTGTGATTTGATACATTTTCTGATGTTTTTAATTGTGATGAAAATAGAAGTATGTGGAATCCCTGTCTGCTTTGATACCTTCCTCACAGATCCTAGTTCCACATACATCTTGAGAATCTCCTGATCATACCAATACAGGGTTTCAATGATCTTAGATATTGAGTCTGCCACCGCTTGACTATTATCTATTTCTTCTTCTTCCTTGATGAACTTGACTATATCTTCTACAGGTACTAGGGCTGCATACATCCTTCCAAACTTCCCGTACTTTGAATTAGTCTGATTGCAGCAGATCCGCACTATCCAAAACTTGAAGACCTGCTTTCCTTTGGCTTCTAGTTCCCTGAGTTTGTCTGCATCATACTCCAGGACTATGACTGCTACTTCCTGCCTGAGATCTTCCCATAGATCCTTACCTATGTTCTGAAATACATATTTGAATTCATTGTCATATAGCCATCCGATCGCTTTCATTTTAGGCTTATTACTTCGCCCGTAGGAAGCCC